AAAAACCAAGGACTTTGCTAGAAACATAACCTCTCTATCTCAGCAAGGGCTTACAAATGACCTTCTTCAGCAAGTTATCGCCGCAGGCCCAATGCAGGGTGGCAAATTAGCTCAGGCTTTAGCTGGTGCTGGTGGCGGATTTATTGGTGAGCTAAACCAGGCTTACGGAGAGTTTGGTGGCATAGCTTCGGACATTGCCAATGTGGGAACAACGGCAGCTTTGGCTAATCAAGAAGTAATCAATAACTATTACAACATCGAAGTAAGTGGTGGAGTAGGTTCTGGCCCTTCCATCGGTAAAGCAATCGTTGACGCTATCAAGTCCTATGAGCGCACTTCCGGTGCTGTCTGGCAGGGTGCGTAATGCCAGCACCAGTAGTCAAGGTTGAACTTGGTGCTGATTTAGGTGAAAGAGACCCAAACTCATTCAAGCTTGATGACGCAATCAAGGGTGTTCTTGACAATACAACCTATACGCTGGGTGGGACTCGGTTCTTTGACATTACGGATCGACTTCTGTCTGCCAATACATCAAGAGGTAAGAACCAGGCACTAGACCGCATTGACGCAGGTAATCTAAACATTGTTGTAGATAACTTTGACCGATTGTTCGACCCTCTTTACGAAAACGGCTTTTACTATGGCCAGCTAATTCCTGGTAAGGAAATTAGAATCAGTTGTAATGACTTTCCTGTTATTTACGGAACTGTTGACGACATTGACATTGCTTATGAGCCAGGCAATCGTTCGATTGCAAGTTTTCAAGCGACTGACGGCCTAAGCAGCCTGACACAAAATAACTTGCCAGAGGTTTTTCCTGATGTAGAGCTATCTGGTGCGCGAGTTACGCGCATCCTTGACTTGCCAGAAATTGATTGGCCAGCAGATAAAAGAAGCATTGATACAGGTAACAGCTTGATGTCGGATACTGATGTTGCTCAAGGCACACAGGCTATTGGCTATCTACAACTTGTAGCTACCAGCGAGTCGGGTGAAGTATTTGTTTCAAAAGACAACAACTTTGTTTTTAGGCAGAGAAACTCAATACCCAACCTGCCAAACATTATCTTTACTGACGAAGCATCTATACCTGGATTTACTGTTATACCCTTCGCTGAGCTGGGTGTGGTGTATGGAACTGAGGAACTTTACAACCGCATTGTCCTGACCAACGACTTTGCTTTGTTTCCAGATGAGGTAACTGTTGAAGATTTAGACTCGCAAGTTTTGTATGGCCCACGCTCGTATACCGAAACTGGTCTAATGAATAATGACCTTGCTGATCTAGAGTCTTTAGCAGATTTCTTGTTACTCAGATTCAAAGAGCCACAATACCGCTTTAGCAGTCTTTCGATTGTAATGGACATTTTGAGCGAAGTACAGCAAGACGAAATTCTTGACCTAGAAATCGGAGACATTGTTCAAGTTCGGTTTACCCCCTCAAATATTCCACCAGCCATTGAACAGTATGTTCGAGTAATCGGTATCAGCCACGACTGGCAAAACAACGAGAAGCGTATAAACCTATCCCTTGAGCGCCTAGACTTTAGCCTCTTTGTTCTAGACAACCCTGTTGTTGGTATCCTAGACGAAGACCGCCTAAGCTACTAAGTGCTAAACTACTAAATAACACAACTAAGGAAAACAATGCCAAGAAAAGTATTTACTGCCGGTGAGGTTCTAGCGGCTGCCGATGTCAACCTTTATCTATCTAATGAAGTGGTCTTTGCTAGCGCAACTGCCTCAATGTCTGTGGCTTCAACAGATCGCTACGAAACTTTACTTGTAAGCTCAGCAGGCACAGTCACTGTTACCTTTGGAACAGCCACAGCTTTTCAAGCTGGCGAGCGCATGGACATTATTCGCGATGGTGCTGGAGCAGTAAGAGTCGCTACTGACAGCACAGCAGTCACACTGGCAGGTAGAGGCACAGCAGGTACGGCTTACGCAATCGGTCAGCGGTATGACGCTGTATCTGTTGTTTGTGTCGGTACTAACTCCTACCGAGTTATCGGTAACGCAGATTTGGTATAGCTGATGCTAATTCCTCAAGGGATTCTTTCAGCAGGTGCAGCACTAAAGGTTGCTATTCAATACCTAATCATCGCAGGTGGTGGTGGTGGTGCTGGTGGTGCTGCTAGAGCTGCTGGTGGTGGTGGAGCTGGTGGTTATCGCTCATCTGTAACTGGCGAAAACTCTGGCAGATTATCTTCTGCTGAAACCCCACTAGAGGTTGCCGTAAATAAAACTTTCTCCGTATCCGTTGGTGCTGGTGGTGCTGGTGGTACTGCCCCACCAACCGCAAACTCTATTAGCGGAACTACTGGTTCCGACTCTTTATTCGCTTCAATCACAAGCTTTGGTGGTGGCGGTGGTGGTGCTTTGGATGGAGCTGGTGGTTCTTCAACGCTTCCTGCTGGTAAAACTGGTGGAGCTGGTGGTGGTGGTCAGGGTTCTGGCTATGACGGAGCTGGTAACAACAAAGGACTAGGAACAACTGCTCAAGGTTTTGATGGCGGAAATGGTTTTGGTAGCACTACTGATGCTGGAACACAAGCTGGTGGTGGTGGTGGTGGTGCGGGAGCAGTCGGAGTAAACGGAACTTCTACTGTTGGTGGTAATGGTGGAGCTGGAATATCCTCAGCTATCACAGGTACATCTGTAACTAGAGGCGGTGGTGGTGGTGGTTCAAAACGCTCAGCTACACAAGGTGCTGGTGGAGCTGGTGGTGGTGGTGATGCGGTAGTCCCTGCTCTAAGCGGTGCTGGTGGTCCAGGAACAGCTAACACAGGTGGTGGTGGTGGTGCTGGAACAACGGGTGATGTGACTCCTGGTCGCGCTGGTGGTGCTGGTGGTTCTGGTGTTGTTATACTTAGGTATTCTTCTAGTTTTACAATTACTTTAGGGGCTGGGCTAACTGGCTCGACAGCAACTGTCGGTGCAAACAAGGTAACTACAATTACCGCTGGAACTGGAAATGTGAGTTGGGCAGCATAATGGCGCATTACGCTTTTTTAGATAGTGACAACAAAGTCACAGAGGTCATTGTCGGCATAGATGAAACCGAGCTAATCGAAGGATTAGATACCGAAACTTGGTATGGCAACTTTAGAGGTCAAGTCTGCAAAAGAACAAGCTATAACGGAAACATTAGAAAGAACTACGCAGGTATCGGTTACACCTACGATGCTGGGCGTGACGCTTTTATTCCACCTAAGCCTTATGACTCTTGGTTACTTGACGAGGCAACTTGCCGTTGGGAAGCTCCAGTAGCCTACCCAACTGACGGCTTTACTTACACTTGGAACGAAGCAGAAGTAGATTGGGAGCTTCAGGACTTCTCTGAAGAAGCATAATGGCTGAGGAAACTACCTCAGTTCGCATTACGCAAGCTGACATCTACAAGAAGCAACTTGAGCATGGAGAGATTCTGGTCAAGGTATTACAGAAACTAGATCACCTTGACGATGTGCCAGAACGCCTTAGAGAAGTAGAACTGACCCTTGCCAGACTTGCTTGGATTGAGCGCATCGCCTACACAGGTTTGACAGGATCAGCAATCGCAATCATTGGCTTGATAGCCGCAACGATAGGAAAATAATGACCACATGGATTAGACCAGTTGACGGCGGCACTATCTCTGACACCTTTTTAGGACACAAGAACCGAGCAAAGCCAGCCCTAAACCCTGGCATTGACTACGCTGTTGCGACTGGAACACCAGTCAAAGCAGTCGCTGATGGAACTGTCATAGGCGTTGTCAATACCTTTACTGGCTCTGGTGGTCGAATGATTTTTATGAGCTTCCCATCAGGCCACAACGCAGACTACCTACACCTATCACGCATTGATGTTGTCGCTGGTCAGCAGGTCAAGCAAGGTCAGGTAATCGGGCTTTCTGGTGGATCAGGTCTTGGCAAAGAAAACGGCTACGGCGCTCACCTTCACTTCTCATTTCGCGTTGGTGGCAAGCCAACAATGGGTGCTGGCAACATTGACTACGAAGCCTTTAGAGGCGCACCTACAAGTGCCATACCTAGCAAACCTGCCTCACCTGCTAAGGCTGGATCAAGAGCCTACCGAGGGACAGAGCTAAAAAAGGGTGAGCCAGCAGGTCCAGATGTTCTTTACCTACAAAACAAGCTAGGTGTAAACCCACCTGGTCCATTCGGTCCAATGACTCATACTGCTGTTGTTGCTTTCCAAAAGAAGCATGGCCTATTAGCAGACGGAATCGTTGGCCCTCTAACTTGGTCAAAACTGGGATAGCTTGCTCAAACAATTACAAACTTCAAAAAGCCTACGGATAATCTCTGTGGGCTTTTTTGTTTTCTTTATGGTCTGGCAACCTATCCCTGCCTATGCCGCACAAGCCTCAGCAACTGTAATTTGCCAGAACGCAAACGGAAATCAACAGACCTACGGAATTGGATGGAACAATGAAAACGACTACTTCTTGGATAAAGGCAACATTCCCCAGCACTTCTGCGAGGGTGGCTTTGCTGGTGAGTTCACCACTTTTGTTAGCGTGGTATCTTTTGACGGCAGTGAGCTGGATTCTACTTTGCTTTACCATCCTGGTTATGTTCCTGATCCCGAGCCTAGCCCTGTACCATCTGCTGGGCCTAGTCCAGAAGTTACTCAAGAGCCGGAAGTGATTGAGCCTAGCCCAGAGCCAACAATCGAACCTAGCCCAGAGCCAGCGCCTGAGCCTACGATTGAACCCAGCCCTGAACCTACTGTTGAACCTCAGCCTGAACCTGCCCCTGCCCCAGCAGTTGAACCCACGCCAGAGCCAGAACCTACTGTCATTAGCCCTGTAAGCCCCGTAGAGCCGATTGAGCCTGAAATAAGCCCATCACCTACCCCAAGCCCTGATAACACGCCTACGCCGATTGTAGAGCCTGAAGCCGAGCAAAGTTTGATAGAAAACATCGCTGCCTTACCTCAACTAGCGTTAGAACAGGTTGCTAAACTTGTAGAGAACCTACGCTCAATCGGCTCTGATTTAAGTCCAGAGGTGCGAGAGCAGTCGCAACAAGTGATCGTTGCCTCTGTGATTGTTACCCAAGTTGCATTGGCAGGTAGGAAGTTTTGAAGTTTCTCAAAGACCAGCTCGACCAGTCTTGGACCATTCTCGGCTTAGGTATCGCTTGGGTAGTGCTTGAAGGCTCTGCCAAAGACTTTGTAGGTTGGGCAATAATCGTGACAATACTCATCTGGGCAGCAACTTACCCTTTACGAAAGGACTAACTCATGTGGTTAGACATTATTAGACGAACCTTTGCAGTCATCATCTTGAAGGTCACCGGTATCTTTGTTGGTGGAGCTGTCATCGGTCTTGAGGTTATCCAGGCTGTGGCTATGGCTGCCTTTGCTGGTGTGATTGATGTGGCTCAAGAGCTATCTCGGTCTTACCTTGCAGACGGCAAGATTGACCCAGACGAGCTAAACAAGAGCTTTGGCAAGATTGCCGATAAAGGCCCTAGCTCGAAGCCCTGAGCTTTACCCGTTCCTCATAGGTAGTGCCACCCCAAATGCCGTACATTCCTGCTGACAGGGCATAGTCAAAGCACCTTAGCCTGACTGGGCAGTCGTTACAAATCTGCTTGGCTACATCCACCATGACTTGCCTAGATTCAGGGTCAGGCTCATCGTTTGGGAAGAATACGCTTGGCAACTCGGCACATTGGACACCATCGTTGTTTCTTATGGCTTCTTGCAACTCAATATATTTGCGTTCAATCTGGCGTAATGTCATAGGTACACCTTAGAGTGATAACACGACAAATAGCAAAGCCACGCCGAAAGAGTTAGCGTGGCCTTGCGACAAGATGAAAAGAGAGGGAAACACCTTGCCAGTAAATAAACTACCAGCAGAAATAGACACGCTTCTTGAGGCAGTGCTACTTGGTGACTTTGCCAACGGCAGTCAAGAGTGGCACGACCTACGCGATGAGCCTGGCGCAGTAGGCGGATCAGACATCGCTCCGATTGCCGGACTCTCACAATGGGAATCCGCAATCACCAAGTGGGCAAAAAAGACAAAGCAGATACCTGACGAGATAACACCAAATATGTCAATGCGACTTGGTACAAAGCTCGAAGCACCAATCCTAGAAATCTTTACCGAGGAACACCCAGAGCTAACTGTTTACGAAACAGGCACTTGGGCAAACAAAGAAAACCCTTGGGCAAGATCAAACCCTGACGGCCTTTATCAAACCGAAGATGGTAGCTGGGGAATTGTAGAAGTGAAATTCAGTCGTGATTACTGGACAGGTGTGCCACAGGCTTATCGCGCACAAGTGCTTTGGTACATGAAGGTCTTTGGAATTAGGCAAGCAAAGCTAGTCGCGCTTGCAGGGTCAAGCTACCAAGAGTATGACATCGAGTGGGATGAGTTTGAGGCACAGATACTTTGGGATGCTGCTATTCGGTTTAGAGAAGCTTGCCTAGAAATGAAAATGCCTTATTGGGATGGAAGCAACTCCACATTAGAAACCATTAGGGCGCTTTCTCCTGGTATCACAGACACCGAAGTTGACCTTGATGATTTAGGTATGCACTACATAAATTCGGTCACAGAATTAGACAAGGCTACTGCCAAGATGACAGAGCTAAAAGCTAGAGTTATACAAGCAATGGATGGAGCAAAGCGAGGTCTAATCTTTGGCGAGCATTTTCTTAGCCTTAGATCAAGAGCTGGTGGAGCGCCGTTCCTACACCAAGAGAAAGGGAAATAAATGGCACACTTCAACCTCAATGAATATCAAACTG